AGGCCATAGCTTTAACTAGCTCGACCTGCTCTGCGGTTCTTTCGATTTTAATTTCCATATTATTTATCTCCTAATGTTAGAAAGAAATTTTGCAAAGGGCTTTTCCTCCAGCACCAACTGCTACAATTCGACCTAAATCTCCAGCTCCTCCGTTGACAAATTTGCCATCCTCGGTAGCGGAAAGATCAATGCCTTGACCTGCACCTAAAATGACACCGGTCTCAAAAGCCATTGCGTTGAGAAGAACAAGTCCTCTTGTTAAAACTGGCACTGCTTGACCTGGAAGCACAGCTTGAAGCTCATCTTTCTTAAGAGGGTAACGAAGAAGATTTTCATCGTTCTCATCATAAGCGAGAGTTTGTTTCAATGTGATACCAATTGGTGGAAGTCCACCTGAGCTAGCAGGCTCAACATTCATGCCTACAACTGGGTAAGCATTGAATCCTACATGGGGCTGTCCGCTTGCACCAAGATATTTTCTCAGTGCAGTGGTTGTCCCTGCATTCTTATCGGAAAAACCAGGAATATCTCCGGGCAATTCTGCAGCAGTTGCCACTGCTGAAACAATAACGCCCGCATCCTGATCGCCCGAGAGTGCGTCGCCAGGTCCCCAAAGATGTAAATCTTGGTCGTCTGCAACGGCTAACGAAAAGAGGTTAATTACCTCATGTTCGCTGTAGTCTCTGTATGGTTCTAATCTAGTAGCCATTTTATTTTCCTTAAATTTAGTATGTAACTTTTACAGAATCCTTAAAAGCTTGAGCAAATCGACTGCGCAAAGATTCCTCTGTTTCGGAAGTTTGGCAGTTGTTATTTGGAATAACTTCTGTTGCGTTAGCTTTTTCTAATGATTCTTCAATTAATGTGGAGCCTTCTTCAGGTAATTCTTCGCTAGCTTGTGAAGATTCTTCACTAAGTCTTTTCGCGACTTCTTCTTGAATTTTCGCTTCCATTTCTTCAGCTAGTTTCTGAATGTACTCATTGCTTTTAGACTTAAATACTACAGAAAGCTTTTCTTGATATGAAGCAAAAGCTTCTTCAGAGTCATCAATACTTGATAATTCTTCTGCGATAATTTTTCTATCAGCATCCTCTAGAGTATAGGATTCTTCAATAACGTTCATTCTTGCATCAAATCTTGCTTGAGATTCTCTTTCTGATTTCTCAACTTCAAGTGACTGAAGTTTTTCTTCAGTTTCTTCAAGCTTGCTTTGAAGCTCTGATAACGTTTTTGCTAGCTCTTCTTTTTGAGTTTGCGCTTCGGCTTGCTCAGCTTTCGCTTTTTCAATCTGCTCAACATACTCATTGCTCTTTTCATGAATTGCATCATGAAAGACCTTGGCGATGTTAGCGACAGCTTCATCCGAAAAGTCTTTTGCAGCCGCCTTTTCAGAAAGGAGCTGTTCAATATCTTTTAGTAGTTCTTGCTTTTCCATAGTTTTTGAAAAAAAGTTTTGTTCCTCTTGTATTACAGCGCTATCTTTCAAAAGAGAACTTTTTTCTTGATGATTATTTTTTTCTATAACACTCGAGTTATCAACATTTTCTATTTTATCATCTTCATCCTTCATTACAACGCCTTTTACATCTGCTGCGGGGTTATTAGTAAAGCCTATCCCAAGAGGGTAAATCTCACCCTCTATTAAACGGTTTATTTCTTCACCGTCTTCGGTAACGCCTTTGCCTCCAAAAGATTTCAGATTAGCGCTAAGAGCTTTTACCTCATCTTGGTCTCGAATTATTTTTCTTTCTTCGAGCGGGCCAGATCCGATTACAACAGCATATTCGTTAAAACCTATCTCCCAGCTAGCTGAAACAGACTGGTAGTTTTCACTTTCCTCATCGACAGAGTCAATTATTTGTTCTGCAAATTCTGGCTGCACAGTTTTATAAACGATAGCTCCTAGACAAATATTAAATGGCTCGGATGAATTAGGGTCTGGTTGAATAAATTCGTTATTTGATTTATATTCTGAAAAACCTGCGGATATTATATGTCCAACAACATTATCTTTTTGATGTTCTATATTGCAAGGCTTATGAATAAAAAGATCTTTAATCGCTATTGCTGATTTACTATCAATTCCATCTCCATTTTTATTAAACTTATTTACCACGGCAGCGTTAAAAGCTACTGCGGTTATATCAATATTGCGCTCTAAATCTACATCCTCTGGAATTAAATCGCTCAATTTTTTTAAAGAAGCCTCAGATACATTTTCATATTCATCTAGAGAAGCAGCAGAAACTTCAAAATTAAATTGGGTAGAATATTTATACTTTTTCACAATTCTTGGTACACATTATTTAAAAGAAATAGATATTAGCCAATAAACATTGGTGTAAACGTGGATTGAATATTTTCCATCTTAGCATCATTCATATCATTATATATTTTAATCATCCAATTACCAAGTACAAGTGAAGAATAACTATCTTTTCTTGCTTTGTCTGGGCCGCTCTGCCTTCGCAGATTATCTGGAAGGTCAAAGGTTTGTGTTCCTTGAGGGGATGTTTTAATTTGTATTAAAGCGCACTGAGATTTAGTTAGCTCGATCATGTCGTACTGATGTTCTACGAAATCAATCATCTTTGCTCTATCGCTCTGCTTTTCTTCTGCGTCTGCGGTTCTTAAGAATTTTATTTTTGAGATTGGAATCTTTTTTCTGACTTGTTCGTGATACTGGTCGTCAGTAGCTCTGCACCCGAACCATATTCTTTTATGATCAAAATTAGCCTGAAGCAATTCGTTAGCAACACGAATCCACGATGAAGAAGGTTTTCTTAGATAGCAGATTTTATTTGAATCAAGATCATATTCCCTCTTCAACTCAAGCAGGTCTGAGTGATACTCTTCAGGCTTATCAAAAGAGGAAGATATAACACCTATTTTTTTATTTTGTTTTTTAAATATAGCACTCTCATTTACAGCGTTAATAAATTGCACGCCTCCGTTGTAGTCCCCTACGATAAATATTATATTAAAGTTTTTAAGTATATAGTCAAAGTATTGGATGTGCTGCTTTAAATTAGTTCCGCTTAAAGCATAACCGTGCACCATGGTTCCCATTTTAGTGTCAGGATTTAATTTAAACACGGTCATAGCAAAGTCATCTGAGCTCTCTGATTCCGCCCAGCTAGGATCGAAAGATAAAATATATTTTGCGCCCTGTTCGCCCTTCACTTCGACGCAAGGGTTGCTACCCTCAGCCACAGTGCACCCTGCCATTCTCGATGTCTTAAAATAACCACTACTATCATCAGTAAATACTGCCCCAAACTCCCTTTCAAATTGACTATGACTCATAGTGGCCTTAGCTTGGTCTATAAGGTTTTGATCGTAAAGCTGTTGAGGAGCGCAGTCATAACTGAACTGCATAATAGTTCTATGAGCATTATGTTTGTCCTGATCAGGCTGATGTATTAAATCGTCAAATTGACAATAGAGTTTATACATATATTCAAATTTATAACTAGCAGAAGAAAGCATTATTAATTTATTGTTAGGCCACTGATACCTTTCTTGCTCTGTCATTTTTCCCTCTTCAATAAGCTTGGTTTCGAGATCGTGAAGCTCTTGCCTCTGAGTTGGATTTTCAACAACAGAAAGGAACGGAACAATAACCTCATTGTAAATTCTTTCGGGCATCAATAAAAACTCGTCAATGATAATTCTATGAAACCTAAAACCACGGAGTTTTTCACCGTCACCTAATGGTAGAGCTCGGATTCTAGAAGATCCAATTTCCATAAGCCACTCATCATTACTCTTTGACTTTCGAGTAATACATTGGGCTAAAAATGAAGCTTCGGGTTTGGCGGCGATATCCTCTATCTTTTTAAATATCATCTTAGCCTGTCTAAATGACTTAGACAAAATTCCAATCTCTACCCCCTGATTTAAAATTGCATCAAGGAACGCATATATACCCGTAGTAAAAGACTTAGACATACCACGACTCCAGACACCCATAAAATAATCAGTCTCGAACATTGCCTTAATAGCCATATGCTGAAAAGGAAACAATTTAATACCTGAAATAAGTTCTGTAGTAAAAGTGGTATTCTCTCTAAGAAATTTATACAAAAGTAATTTAGCCTCCTTCTCTTCAATAAAACCCTTCTTCTCAGAAATGATTTGATTAATGCAATTATCTATTTCTCTATTTTGATTTCCTGATGTCCAGCTCATTTTTATCTATATAATATTGTAAGTCTACCCCCCAAATAATACTACCAAAAAATAATATTTTAGGAATTATATTTTCTAAACCGTCCCTATCGTCTGCAAAAACAAACTGACAGCAATCTTGAAATTCATGCATAATTTGCCGCATATTATGATATATAAATTTTAAATTAGTTTTATGTGGTCCAAACTTCTTGCTCTTTGCCGCGCGCATATATGCCTCAAGAGAGTTTAAATTAGATTCAACAATAATAAATAAATATGAGTCCGCCTTTCGAACCCTTTCTATTTCACTTTTAAATCTATCTAAATTTGATAAACTTAATGTCCCAATAAAATCATTAGTACTCTTTCGGTCTATATAAGTTCTATCGTAAAAACTTCCCGCAGCAGTATAGTCTCCTATGTTTAGAGCCATAACTTCAGAATTGGCAAATGAAAGGGGTTGCTGCTCTCTGGTATCTATAAATACTTTTAACATAGACGTATCACAGTTATTGAAATCAAGGGGTAATGCTTTTTCAAATAAAGGCCTTACTCCGAGTAGGTCAGAAGCTTTACTGTAAGAACCGAAATGGG